ATGAAAGCCATCTTTAACCGTTCCCAATGGCCTGCATACACCCTTTTCCAAGTGGACCGCTCAACTGAAACCAAACGCGCCAGTGCGGCACCCGCGTAGGCTTTATAGGTCTCATTATTGCGGGTAGCCGCAACTTCTTGTGCCGCCAGCCAGACCAGCCCTACCAGCTTTTTAATCACTCGCGATTGTAGCGGCTTGCTTATTTGGTAGTTCTGGTATTCAGTCCAGACGTGCTGGCACATTAATGTTTGATAATGGAAGTTTAGATCGAAGCCATAGCAATAGCGCACCCACGCTTGCTGGTAGGCTTCCAGTTGATTCACTGCACGGCGCCACGGCGAATAACCGAACTCAATATCGTTAATGGGTGGCATTGGTCGGCGGCGGCTTCGGGTCTCCATCACATAAACTGGAGTAGTCAGTGCCTTAACCACCGACGGGCCACAACCAATTCCCCCATCCAGATCGACAAAATGGCGAGAGTACCGCGGATTTTTATTCTTATCTGCTGGTGGGTTCTCGCTGAATGCCTCGAGTTGTCCCTTTGTTGTGCCGGATAGATCCAACAACGCTCGACGAACTTCAATACGGGTATATTCCAGATTTTGTAGGTTCATACTGCTCAGTGCTCCATACACTTATGATTTCACAATCACGCCGATCGCTATGGCTCTATCAAGAAAACGGAACAGCAGCTGCAGCTGTGAGCCGTTTTTCTCTTCAAACGCATTTACGTCGGCATGTAGCTCGTCGTGACACTCTCTGCACAGAGGGAACACGAAGAGATCGTGGGCTTTGGTTGCGGTACCGCCCATGCCATGCCCGATAACATGATGCGGATCGTCGGCAGGTCGGCGACAACATTCACATGGCTGACGTTTTACCCAGTCGGTGTAGGTCTTGTTAACCCAGCGGCGGCGCTTAGGTTTCAACATAAAGGATTCAGGTGATTCCGGGTCAACGGCCAGCGCCAACACCTTCGGCAGCTTCGGTAACGCCTGCACGTTTTCGTTGGACCAGCATTTCTGTATTAATCTTGCTGTTGGCAACCTCTCCTGCAGAATGCTGGTGGCTGGTACTGAAGGAACAATGTCGCTTTCTTTATATACAGATTGAAACGGCTCAGCAGGAAGGCGCAGGCCACGCTGCGCCATTGTCTCTGTGATAGCGTCTGCTGCACCGGCATATACAGCCCACCAGCATAGCTCCGCCAGCGATAGTTCCCGCTCCCGGCCCAGTTGCAGATTCTGCAGGGCAGTATCGATTATCCAGTTGATAACGTTTCGGCGCGCCAGCTCACTGAGTGTGTCGGTGGTCTGCTCACGAAGGAGGTTTTCACAATGCCAGCAGAGCATGATAGCGCCGGGTGGATGGCGCATGCTTAAATGCTCATGATGATGATATTCAGAATGCGGATACTGGCATTCCCGGATGTTCTGCCGAAGCCAGTACTCAAGCCCCTGCAGACCTCCAGCAGCATTGATGACTTTCTCGCTGGTGAAAAAGGCTTCCAGTGCCTTATCTTCAGCCAGCGGCTGGCGCGCGTCAGGGATTCGGCCGGTCGCCAGCCCTGCCATGCTTTTTGGCTCAGACTCCACCAGCACCCTACCGCTGCGGAAAAGACGCATCAGCTCCTTTCCTGGCTTAAGCAGTACCACGCCTAAGCGCGGCACAACTTCAGGAGTAAGCAGAGCTCTCATGCAACCTCCCTCTGCTCAGGAATACACATTTCCGGTAGGTTTGCCCTTACCAGAGCTTCAGCGAACGGCGGTGGGACGGCGTTGCCGCACCTAGCGACTTGTTTGTCTTTGGCGTAACGGTTGCCGCGGTAATCCTGATCGATGATGTAGCCCGCAGGAAAACCTTGCGCCCTGTACAGCTCGTGCGGCTGTAACATCCGCATGCCAATATCGACGATCTGATATTCAACCCCCTCAACCGTTACCAGACCAAAACGATCGTTAGTGGTGACAGTTCCCAGCGGCTCATCCAGCGATACACCGCTTTTTTCGTTCCCGTAATACTTCATCAGGAAAGCTCGTACTTCCCCGACATGCTGACCGCCGGCGGTAATTGTTGGCACAGGTTCGTCAACTCTGCGACCGTCCTTGCAGGTGCCGCGAAGATGAACGAGGTGTGAAGTCACCATCGCCGCATCAGCTTTTGTTGTCAGAGTCTGCAACGGCTCATCAGCATCACGAGGGCGGCTTTGCCCCGCTCGACCACCAACGCCAACAATCTGGGCTGTCACTAAAGCGTGGTGATCGGTTGTCGTCACTGTGTGAGCAGGCTGATCTATTGCAGCGCCGGGGCCTGTATAATTCCCTCCGAAGTGTTTTGCCAGAAACGTGGTGACCAGCTGAGATTTACCGCCGCCCCCAGCTGTAATGGTTGCACTCGGCTCGTCGGCACCGTGGCCGACGCTGGCACCGAATTGACGTGCGATCACTGGTGCCACTAAACAGGCTCGGGATTGTTTCAGGATGGTGTGGGCTGGCCTGTTGATTGCGCGTGGTTTGGCCTGATACTCACTGCCGCCATTGCCAGCGATGAACGGTATCAACGTTGCTTTCACTATCCCTAGTGCATGTCCATTTCCCCCCGGGCGCTGCGAACTTCCCGCGGTAACGGTTGGTAATGGTTCAGTGCATTCCTGCCCGGTGGCGCCGGTACGAAATTTTGTGACATGTGGCGTCACTACGGCGTATCCGTGAGTTTTGGTAATGGTCTGCAGCGGGCTATCGATATCCTGCCCACGGAAACAGTCATACGAACTACGGGTGCTGGTGTGATTGCATTTGACGATGAAAGGCGTCGGATTATTCAGCACAAACCGCTCGATTCCGCGCGCAATGCGTTTCAGCGTGTTTTCTGCAAGCGGCTTTTTACGATCAAAGATGCTTTGGCACGGGATAGACCAGTCGATACATTCAGCTGCTGTACGCCACCCTGCCAGTTTGCCGCTTTGTACTTCGAGCGATTTGGGATCCCCATGAGTCGGCGCTGGCCAGTGGATAGTTTCACCGTCGCAGCGCATCACCATAAAGAATCTCTTCCTTATTGTCGGCGCCCCGAAATCACAGGCACGCAACTCGCGATAATCGATGGTATACCCAAGGCCAGATATCAGGGCCTTTGCCTGCTCACTGTCGGGAGGAATAGACAGAAACTCGCAGGCTTCGGCCAGCGCGGGGTGATCGACCGGGATCCCCGTAGACAACATCCCGACAAATGCAGCGAAGGTTTCCCCTATGCGTGTCGGGTCCGGACGTGCCTCATCCTCCAGCAATGGCCCCCACGTCTTGAACTCTTCAACGTTCTCCAGCATTACAACGCGCGGACGCTTCGCCAACGCCCAGCGGACAACGATCCACGCGAGACCGCGAATCTCTTTCTTCACGGGCTTTGCACCCTTCGCCTTAGAGAAATGCCTACAGTCCGGGCTAAACCACGCCAGGCCAACCGGATTACCGCCGGTCGCCGCGACCGGGTCAACATCAAATACGGACTCACAATAATGGAGCGTATCTGGATGGTTGGTTTTGTGCATGGCAATAGCGTTTTCATCATGGTTTATCGCAATATCAACGCTGCGCCCGATCGCCAGCTCAATCCCTGTGGACGCGCCACCGCCACCAGCAAAATTATCGACAATAATCTCACGCATGAGCGGCCCCCTGCATACTCCCTACCAGGCCACCAGCAACGGTGATGATCTCGCTGGTGGGCATGCGCTCCAGCCACAACTGGTTAATGTGGGCCTTCAGCTTGTTCTGCTGGGACAATTCCAGATCCTCAGCGCCTTCAACCTGGTTGAACACCAGCCCAACTTCCAGTGGCCATATCCGTGATTCAGCCTCAGCCAATGCTGCAAATCCAGCTTCGGGGATGATCACTTCAGGAGACTGAGCTGGCGAAGCTGGTGACAGGAATTTTCCTGCTGCAAACTCAGCCAAAGCCATACTTGCGCGCCCTTTCGCTTCAAGCTCTACACGATCGATATAGCTAAAGTGCTCGCCGCGCCAGGTCTTATCGAATACCACAATGGCCCCGGCAAAGAAGGCGCTGGTGGGCTTCTGCTTTTCGTCGGCCGGCACAAACCACGTAGGGAGATCGAAACCAATACGACCACGAATAAACATGATGTGATCGGCATATTCCGGCCACCATGTTTCACTAGTTGCTGACTTCACGAGGTAAATGTAGCGACCGCCCTTTTCACGCTGCTCGGCGGTGTATTTCATGATATGAGTCATGCCAGTTATGGCTTGTTTTTTATGGTACTGCGAGCGGCTGTAGGGCGGATTAGCAAAGGCTGCACCGCCGAGTTCTCCTAGGCGACCAGACCAGTCCTGCGTCAACGCATTATCCTCAGCGGTGTACCATGCCGGGCATTTCGTGTTGCTGTCGTCAGCAAACAGATCCAGAACAAGAGGACCAAATAACGAATTAATTCCCCAGAACAAAAGATCAGGCGTACGCCACTGATCACCAACTTCTTTCAAATAATGGGACGGCGCAACACGCATTGCTTCCAGCGATTCACAATATGCATTCATCACGCCAGTACCTCCTGCACTACTTTCTCGACATGCGACACTCGGCCTTCCAGATCTGCAACGCTATCAACAAGCTCATCAACTGCCAGCTGTGCACGATGTTTGGCCTGCATCAGTTCACGCAACGCCGGTACCAGTGCTTTTTTAAGCGCGTCCTTTGTGGCCCCCGTTTTTTCCAGCTGTTCGGCACGTTTGAGCATGTCTTCAGCCTGGCGGCGCAGTTGTTCAGGGGTTGGTGATATAACCTGCGATTTCATGAGCGGAATCCTTTTGGAACGGTGTACTTAACGTCTGAGTAACTGGATCTGAACGCTGGATCTTCAGCCCCTCCTTTAGCCCATTTCCCGTTTTTCTTCTCCGGGCGCCCGGCCTTGTCCCAGTTACCTGCACGCTTGAGATAGCCAGGAAAATTTTTCGGGATGAACAATGTCGTCGGGCGGAGATATTCTTCCTGTTCTGAGTCTTTCCAGTCCTCGTTTTTGTAGTCCACCACCAGCGCCATTTCTGCAACGGTAAATCCTTCACGGAGACGAGCCCTGATATGTTCAAGCGACGTAGCGCAGACCTGAAAGCGTGAGCCAGTGGTTTGGTTTAGATAGGTCAGAACCTGTTTTGATAAATCAGTGAGCACCACTTGCGGGTCTGGTTCCGCAGGAACCGGACAAGAGGGTTTAGATCCTACTGATGGATCTGTATTTGAATTTACTGACGGATCGTGTCCAGTTTCTGGACCCTGAAAACCCTGTTTTTTTGGCTCTTTCGGACATTCAGATTTTGGACGTCCAGCTTCCGAATGTTCAGATTCTGTACGTCCAGATTTTGGACCCTCATAATGTTCATTTGCAGCCTGACGCAGCTTAGCCACATTCAGGGTGTAGAGGTTGCTGGTACTGCGCTGACCGACACGGCGCTCTTTTTTGGTCAGCCAGCCATCTTTAACCAGCTCGCCGATCAAAGTGATAACTGTGCTACGTCCGGCACCGAGCTGGCGCGCAATCGTCGCAACGCTTGGATATGCGATCCCCTCATCGCTGGCATAATCAGCCAGGCGAAGCATGATCAGTAATTTATTGCCTTTGATGCCTGCCGCAGCGCAACCATCCCAGACATATGCGGATAATTTAACGCTCACTTGCCTATCCTCTTGAATCTGGAACGAAAGATAATCTTCGGGGCAGCACATTCCCACTCATAGCCTGGGCGACGGTAGATCACGCGCTGGCGATCATCGTCATAACCAATGACATGCACGACGATGCCATGCTGATCACGGTAGTATTGGTCGAGGGACCGGATATTTTCTTCCATATCAACCTCCCATCAGCTCAGAGGCGTAGCGCTGCGCAATCCACTGGACGCCGCGGGGTGTAACTCGGGTTTGGGTATAGGCATGACCAAAATCTGAAGTGCCAGTTTTGACGGTAAACAAACCTTCGCGCTGGCGCAGGGCATGAGGGAGCAAATTGCCGGACTGACGAAAAAGCACCTTGTCACGCAATAGCGTGTCGATCATGGCCTTTTCCGGCATGTTCAGGATTTTCGCTGTTTCACGCAGGCTTTTGGCGCCGCCGGCTTCAACGTATTGATTGACGAACGCGACTTTCGGAGCATCCTGTTGGACCTTGTGAGACAGGCGCGCATTCTGCTCAGCCATATCGGCGGCCAGACGAAGCGCCTCCGGTAGCGTTTGTGGGATAGCATTAGCGCTATCTTCCAACTCACGCAGGCGACGGATAATCTTCATGCGAAGTACCGCGCTGTAACCAGTGATCAGGCATTCGGTATGCTCACGATCGAGGCGATACTCGCGGTACTTCTGGCCGTTCTGGGGGTGTGTCCAAAGTTGGATATACCCCTCCGGGCTCTCTCCTAACTGTTTCAGCATCGCCTCAATATCCCGGCAAACATGCCCATGCTGCTTTTCAGTCAGCTCAGCAATCTCACGGCTGCTCATGGTTACGCTGCTAGCAGTAAAGGCAGGGACAGAAGCAACTGATGAAACCGGGAGATTATTTATCCATTGCGCCATTGTGCTTACCTCCTCGTGCAATGAAGTCACCCACAGCCCACTCTGTAAAACTGTGGTTAACCTGGGCCCATCCACCCGGTATTCTTACGGCATAGCAAAACGCAATAACGCTTTTACCACCGCGAACTGGTAACGCGCGAAGTTGCGATCGCTGATTATTTGCGGTTAAATTGCTCATGCGGATTTCTCCATACACATTGATTTATTCGCCACGACGCCCGGAGCTGCACACTCGCGGGC